CAACGCCAATACCAATCATGCTTAGAGCGCCTTCACCGAAGGCTGAACTAATTCCGACCAATATGGCAAGACCTACAGCTACTCCTACCAGGCCTTTTGCAAGATCTCCCCAACTCAAACGTGACAAAATTGTAACAGCTACTGACAAAATAGTCATCGCAATAGCGATCTCGATCAATGCTGCACCTAGAACAGCGAGTTTTCCAGCAGATCCAGCAGATCCAACGATCTTATCCATTGCTGCCATAGTAAGAACAAGTTGTGCAAACCCAACAGCAATGGCAGTTAAAGCTTTGGTCAATGCAGCGGAATCAATCAAAGACAATACGACGATAGAAGCAGTCAGAATTCCCAAAGCAGCAGCGATCTTCAACAAAGCCTCAGCTTTAAGATCTGCTTGCATAGCTTTGAGAGAGTTGTTTAATTGATCGAATACACCTTTGAGCTTATCAGCCACTCCACCGGTCAAATCGACCTTTAAACCATCAGTCAGGAATTTATGAAGAAGTGCTGCAATTCCACCAAGCAAACCGACATTCAGCAAGTCAAGCGCATTGTTGAAATCTCCAGGTTGAAATGCAGCAGCAAGTTTCTGGCCTAACTCTGAAAACCAGTTCTTGATTGCATCAGAAGCCTTATCGAATACACCTTTGACACCTTGCAATCTATCTTGAAGCCTCTGCCATGCATCACTTACTTTTTCCGCAGCATCCTTCAAATTCTGGAATCTTGAGTCAACTCGACCAAAAGCTGCAGATGCCGTGTCGGTAACTCCAGTACCAACATCCATTTGACCAAAGAAACCTGCAATGGTATCTTTGAGCGTATTGATGTAGTCAATCGGAACTTTTACAACATCTCGAAGCTTTTCGAAGAACTCATGGATCTTTCCACCCTTTACCAGAAGTGTGTCCATCTTTGTAAGGAAGGTGCCTGCTGTCGACGAAATGTCCAGAAGACCGGTTGACGCTGGGAAGATGGCCCCTACAAGATCAATGAAGATTCTGGCAACTTCTTTTAAAACAGTGAAGCCGATGTCAAAGATTGAAAACAGTCCACGGAAGACGTTCTTGACCTTATCGGCTGTTTCTCCTCCCATTTTGAGGTGTTCAGTGAACTCTCTGAAGATGAACCCAATCTTGATCCAGATTGACACAGTCGCCGGAGGAAAGATGTCTCTGAACGCTGATTTTGCCAGAGAACCAATCTGTCCAAGGAAACCGAAGATGTTCCTAAGCCCTTCAGCGAACAAGCCAACGCCTGCAGTGAAACCCTTCAAGTCCAAATTTTGTAGGAACGTAACAGCCTTGAACGTTCCAATCGCAGACAGGTCCAAGAATGCCTTGATAACCGGTTGCAACGCTGTATTGACGTTGTCTACCACAGGAGTCAACGCATTGAAGATGTCTCTCTGTTGCTCGAGCTTGGTACTGAAGAAGCTTGCACCAAGCCTTGAGAAAGCGGCATGCAGGTTGGCGAGTGAGCCTGCATAGGTCTCGTTGGCGGCTGTGGCATGAGCACCGAATGCCTTGTCCATTGCATCGGCGAAGGTCTTGAAATCCAGTTTGCCGCTCGACGCCATGTCTCGGACTTGCGCTTCAGTCACACCGAGCTGTTTGGCTACAGCTGCTGCCGCATTTAGGCCTCGAGTAGAGAATTGTAGCAAATCCTGGGTGTTGACCTTACCCGAACCAGCAGATGCCGTAAAAATGTCTGACATCTCTGTGAACGAACTACCAGTCATTGCTGCAGTTCCAGCGATACCTCTTAGAATACTGGTCATCTGATCGCCAGTTTCAATACCTGACGCACTCAGCTGAGATGCAGCTTTAGCTGCTTCGTCCAATCCGAAAGCTGTACCCTTGACGGCGGCAAGAGCACTATCCATTCCCTTTTGTACGTCTACACCAAGACCCCTGAACTGAAACTTGGCTTGCTCGATGTTCAGAGCTCTTTGTCGACCACCAGTAATAATTGGGCCGAGAATATCTTCTTGAACTTTACTAGTTGCAAATCCAATAACGTCTTGAGTAAGCTTCTGGATTACCGCGAAACCGATAGCACCTAGAGCAGTGAATTTACCGCTAATGTTTTCAATGGCGGCGGCCATTCTTGAAGTATCAAACCTGCTAGCAGCGGCGGATAGTTGATCAAAACTTTGATTCTCTCCAACGTGCTTGACAGTGTCATTCAACTTCTCTATGCTTACAATAGTCTCACTAAGTTTACGCTCGAAAGCCGAGTTATCAAACTCCATTGACACTATTCTATTATCAACACTAGCCATTCTTCACCTCCTCCCAGACACCATTGGCAATCATATCAAATATAGGTCTCATAGCTGGATTTATGAAGTCTCGACCTTGTACCCATCCACCAGTACCGGTTCCATGCCCATACTGAACAAGTATTGCAACCGAAACTCCACTTATCGGGTCATTCGTGTTAAACCATTCAAGTCCAATATGACGACGATCCCGAATAACACGATAACCCCACGAAGCCTGAGTAAGACCTGTATCAACAGGGGTAGCATTTGCTAATGCATTAACACCCAATTCACCATAATGATCTAATGCGGACCATAATTTACCATGAAGCAGTTTTTCCATCCAGTGTCTGGTCTTTTCCCATTCACCTTTACCAGTGAGCTTTATCATAAAACTTCATGATCCGACGTCAGTTGCATAAAGAGTCATCGGAGAAGATGCCGTAGCATTGATTTGTGTAACTGTTCCAACAGCTGCACCACACCACAATGAAAGTGTGTAAGTACCTGCAGTCATACTAATTATTCTAGAAAGAAACATACTAGAACCCAAATATACACCACCGGCTACCGAACTGGCTCCGAACAAACCTTCAGCAAGAACTGAATTATCTTGCTTACGAATTTGTACTATACCATAATCACTCGGAGCACTAACCGTAAAATGACGTATGTATGCTTCTATCTTTACACTGCGTGTAGTCGCAAGAGTAAACGTAATAGACATACTTGAAATTGCAGCAGCGGTTGTACTAACCGGACCAGCAACAGTAGTACGCTCAACACGTCCCAATATACGGAAACTGGTAGGTAACCAAACTGAGCCAGTATAAATCCATTTCCAACCGGTATCAGATTCAAATATTTCCATACCGGCCGGTGGAGACGTTGGTCTTGTGGTTGATGTACAAATCACCACTTCACCACTATAAACCCAAGCTGTTCCATTATAAATATAAAAACGTTTCGTATTTGTTTCATAAATACCAAGACCAGTAAATAAAGAACCACCGGTTGGCCTTGTAGTACTGGTACACACTTCAATACTTGTGGGACCTGGAGGACCGTCGGGACCAATCGGACCTTGAACGCTTCCGGCATTGATATTAGATCCATCACGAGTTTTTAGAATCAGATCGGTTCCAACAATGTCACCATCGACAATCGTTGAATCCTCGATCTGCTTCATTCTTTGAGCAGTGTATCCTGTTACAGTAGCCATGTTTCTCCTTAGTCAGCATCCGTGATGGTGTATGTGTAATCATTTATGAAAGTCACCTTTGTGATGTACATTGTGAAGGTTCCATCATCATTGATGACAATCAATTCTTCAAAATCACTGGACGCTGTCCAAGTCCCATCACGATTGTCCTTGATGACGATCACAGGAACATTTTCGTCGGTTGTTGTGATTTGGTATGTTACATTATCCAAATATACAGCAAGAACATTGTCGATAGTAAAGTAACCATCTGGATTGACAGTTATGTAACCATCACGTTCTGAATATGCGGTCCATGTTCCATCACCGTTGTAAACGATTTGGATGCTGTACCAATCTCGGATGAAAGTAACCAAATCAGCCATAGGAATAAGAGATGCTGCAGCATCGCTGCTTCCATACAACTTCTCTTCGATGTCATGAAGAAGCCATGGATTTATCTCTTTTGAATTGATGATAATATGAGCTGTTGGATGAAAACCGGGAACTTCTTCTGGAACAGCAACAATTTCCCATTCGAACTCTACAAGAGTTGTATCTCCTCCAAGAGATGCATAAGTTCTATCACTTGGAATAGCTGTTACATTGTAAAGAATGTGGATCTTGTAACCGGCATCATTCCCTTGAACATCATTGCCTATTTGAGTTCTGTAACAAAGACCAAAAGTTTGAGGAGCTTGTTCTCCTAGAAGAACTCCACCCTTCATATAATTATAACCTTCAATCTCGATAAACTCATCAGGATAGGTCATCGCCTTCATGGTTGCTGAGAAATCTCCGAAAGAAACCAAATCAGTGATCTTCATCCCATCAAAGTAAACCGGAGAAGTGTCGATGTTGTACTTCTCGATGATAGAAGTCAAACCGTTCCAAGGGACAGCGGATCCATCCGACAAATACAAAACACCTCTATCCAGACCGGTTTCATAAACTCTGGAACCAACTTCGTCCCATATGAGAGTGGCCATTACCCTCCTATCATCCAGACGTTCCCAATTCTGCTCGTCGTTTAGCGTTCAAATCTCTGTTCCTCATGGCAATTTCAGTACGTGACATCTTCTTACCACCCTTTGGATCATTCTTGATATTGCAGATTCGAATGAGGGCAAACAATCTATTCAGATGCCAGTATTGACATTCAAAAGGAATGTTGAACGAAACAATCCAGTAATAAATCAGTTCGGAAGTAATGACCTCACTTGGACCCCGACGCTCCGGCATAATACCGAAAGTGGTCGCAGATTGACTTGAATCAATGTATTCTTGAATAGCATTGATATTGTCCTGAGAACACTTATAGAGAACATCGAGGTCCACGCCTTCGGACACAACCATGGCTTTGAGGTAACCAAAGATCTCGTCAGAGGTTTTCGCTTCCTTGGAGAGGAATGGTTTTTGGTATTTTGACTCCCATTTTGACAGTGAGATTAGTGAATGCTCCAAATCTACAACGACATCGTTGATCGAACCGAAAGTATTCGTTTCTTCGTCGAAAATTTCGTCGCCTTTGATGACTATCCTAAGCATTCTCTTATCTCCTATTTACATTAAGCTGGACCTGCAACCCAAGCACTGCCACTCCAATGAGCTTGGCCTGGAGCTCCAGCAGTTCCAGTTTGAACGTATTGACCTGTCGTCCAAGCAGTAGTCGGAGACGCCACAATCGACGGTGAAGCACCTTGAAGAGCTGAAACTGAAGCAGGTGGATTAGATCCACCAGGTGTCCAGGACCCAGGAGTACCTGCACTTGCTCCAGTAGCTCCACCGCCAACATTAGGGAACATTGCTATGACCTCATCAGGTAGTGGCAACATTGGTTCAGCAGCAGCTCCACCATAAAGAGCAGTTTCAAGTGATGTCAAAGCAGCAGAATCCACCTTGGTGGAATCAACGGTGATGAGTGATGTAGGACGCAAACCGGTAACAGGCACAGGACTTGTGGTAACTGTCCAACTGAATGTGATGGCTGCGGGTGAATCGTTGATGCTGGCATAAGCCTTTTCTGAAGGAGCAGCCTGGCATCCATACATCAGATGAAGCTTGTATCCAAAGTCATCGCCTTCGAGGTCATTACCGACCTTGGTTCGGAAAGAAAGACCGAATACTTTTCGAGATTGTTGTCCGATGGTAACACCGACACTCGGGATAGCGAGTCCATCGAACTCAGCAAACTCGTCCGGATATGTAAATGCTTCGACAGTAGCTCCGAACTGTTCTGCTGAGCGCAAGTCAAGGTATTTGATGTTGTCTGCATATGACGGATTCGAATCAGCGCCCGAAGGCGATTCCGTAACAGTCGTGAGACCATTCCAAGCGACACCCGTAGTGTAGGCACCAGTTCCATCCGGAATATAAAGAACTCCGTGATCGACGCCAGTCTCGTAAAGCCGCTTGCCGGTCTCGTCCCATACGAGTTGAGCCATTGTTGTTCCCTTCTAAAAGAAAATTCTGTAGACATCGTGATTCAGATTATCAGCCGCAAAGAACCGATCGTACGAACACAGGGGTAATTCTCCAACCTTCTCATGAATGTCACTATCTGGATTTACATCGATAATGGTTACCTGATAGCGAATCTTTGTTTGATACGGTTTATCATCAGCAAATATAGTATTCTTGTCATCTCGATTGTAAACGATGCAAGGATACTGCATTTGAATGGACGGAGGAGGTTGAAAATATACATTTGTCGACCCCAAAATATCGACCAAAATCTGTTGCAACTCAAGCCGTGGGGCCATTGTAAACACTCCCTAATGTCAAGATGAGACGGGGGTTTCGAACTTCTACCGAAGTAACGGTCCAAATAACCCCCATCCATCTAACGTACTTGATGTCGAAGAATCTTTTTCTGGCTATTTCATCGGCCAATATGCTGATGGAATTGGAAACAACAATATCACTGTTGACTTTATCGCCAATTTCAAGTTGACGAGTGTTTCGAATGACATCTCCGAAATATGGATACTCAGACATCATGTCTACCCATACTCCGGAATTTGCTGGTTCTTCAACGGGTGTTCCATATCCAATTTGTCCGAAGAATTTCACCTAAAAGACTCCTTTACATCATCTGGCCTTATCGACGAGTAAAGGACCAGTAATCGTCTTCGCTGGTGGCGAAGTAATAACCTGAAGCAGGAGAAGCCTGAACATTCAGAGTGGAACCGACAGACAGAGCAGCTTGTGCACCTGCTACCAGAGTAGCTGAAGTATCGGCATTCTTGTACACAACACCAGTCACGGTAGGAATGGTAACAACACCAGTGGCATTAACGAAAGTCGGAGGTGTAGGAGCAACAAGGACGTTACCAGCGGCAGTGGTCTTGACAACAAGAGCTGACTTGAGCCGAGTGAGAGCACCTGAAACACGAGTCTCGATCAGGTACTTCTGCTTGTTGTAATCGATGTCGAAGTCGTCGAACATACTGACTTCTCCGCCACGAGTGGCACCGAGAACATAGTCCGTCGGATTCACGATGATAGCCTGAATTGAAGGAACATCTTCGAGAATCTCAACCGGAATAATGTTGGCGACACGAAGCTCGGAAGCAACCTCATTGAGATTGTTGTAAATACGACGGCCAACAGTGTCCTTGAGGAGCATGAACTTGGAAATAAGCGTCTCTGAGACATACATGTTCGGCTGACCGGTGCCCTTGTAGAACTTCCGATTGGCCACAATGGCATCGACAACTTCTTGAACCGATGAACTTGCATCACCGAGGTTGACGTTGATCGTGGTAACGAAGAGTTCGTGATCATTTGCAATCGGACGAATATTGCCTTCATTGATCTTGTCACCATCAGCTGGGTCACGACCATCACCGATCAAACAAGCACGGGCGATTTCCTCGTCCAACATAAGCCGCATTTCACTCTTGAGCCAAGCAACAACGTCGAAATCACTGATGTCAACAATGTCATCACGATCAAGAGTCTGCTTCTTGTAAATAGTTGTCGGAGTCGTTACTCGACGAGTAACACCGAAGAACTCTTCTTTCTTCAACGTACCCTTGACGTAACCCTTTGCCCGAGCATCATCGAGAGTGATATCAGCCCCAAATGTCTTGATGCGGCTGAAGGGAGACTTCCGTACTCCACCGAGGAATGTAGCAACCCACTCAACACGACGCTGAATGAATTCAGGAACGTTGTCAACGGCAACAGCATCTGGGAACAGAAGATCAATGTTCGTGATACCGTGACTCAGGGCATAATTTTCGACGGCATCCTTGAGCGACCCGCTCCTGGTTGCATCGGCGATGATCCCCTTGACGTCAGAGTGAGACAGGACGGGCTCTTTGTCCGTCTCTTCAGTCTCAAAAACGTTGTGCTTCATCGAGTTACCTTTCTCATGATCATCTTCAGTTTTTTCATCGTCGATTGCCGATTGAGCGGCAGTATTATCCCCACCACCTTGAGCTAGAGCTTCACCAACCATGAAGTGAAGAACATCCTTCTGCTCTTGTGTCATCGAGTTATATACTTCTTCGATTGTCTTATCGCTTTCACCGCTACTACTACCATTGTCTGTTGGCGTAGCAGTGGTATCAGCATGAACGAGTTCTTCGTCCTCATCTTTAGTGAATTCCATTGGCTCTGTTTCCTTTTCAGGAGGCGCCTTATCAGTAGTACCTGAATGCTCGAAGTTAAGCCCTGTATAGATGATGGCTTCGTCTTCCATTGTCATTTCATCACCATCAGAGTGACGAATCGTGACATTCTCAATAATAGCGCCAGGATTAGCTCCCGAAAGAACCAGACTTACTTCACGAATTGCTCCATGAAGAACTCGCCCCGATCGCTCAATGAGATCGTTGGCCCAGATGGACATCATCGTGATGTCTCCATGCTGAATCAACTTCTTCGTATGAAATGCCTTAGGAGAATCGTTGAAGTAACCGTAAGCATAAACCCCATCCATACGATTCTCGAGAATTGTATGGCCCAGAACATTCTCTGGATCATTGTGGCCATGTTGCCAGACGAGCGGAACTCTTGTTTCATCCTGATGTTTGAAGGCGTCAGGCATGATGGTTCGACCGTCAGTACACTTCAGCCCAGCCTTAGTGGCGTAGCCGCTAAAATCTGGTTCCATTTTGACTGATCCTTTCTATAGGCCTCGCCACTGGTAAAGCTTTAGGCTCTGGAACCGTTGTCAACTCTGCTGGAGTCAACTCAGTAGCAGATCGTGGCATATTGCTGTTCCTAAGTTCATCGGCCTTGGGATCCTTGGATGGTTCAATACCAATGAGACCTCGAATCTCATTAGAAGTCAGTACTTCATTCCGAGTAAGTTTGTCAGCAATCTCAGCAAGATCTCCGAGAGTAACAAGTTTAAACGGATCGCTGAAGTATTGAATCTTCTCCAAGTTAGCCGTACCTACATAACCGATGAATGCCCGCTGCATAGCTTCAACAATAGCCTCGACAATGGGCTTGGTGGTTCTGTTGTGATAATTGATCATAGTTTTTTCGTCAGCAGTACCGTTCATGACTTCTTCGGTAATTCCAAGCTGACCGTACAACATGGATGTGAGATACTCGATCTGCTTGAGAAGGTTGTTCTCTGCAGGACGATTCAACTGAGTGATCTTCTCGGTGCCATCTGTATAGGCAATACCATACTGGCTTCCCTTGAGTTGGAACTCAATGTCCTCACGACGTTTCTCGGCTTGTGCACGTCGGGATTCGGACTTGATGACATAGGGAAGTTGAATGATGAGATCTAGTTTTCCGGAACTGGACTGTTCATCAACTGCGTCCAGCATTCCGAGTTTTCTGATAAGCCTTTGAAGAGTTGAATTAGGCTCATTCATTACTGCATACAACGGATTCTCTACAATAGCAACGTATTTCTTCTCGAGTACAACCTCTTGACGTTGACCTGTTTTCTCATTCCAAGCACTCACTCGAATGTGTTTTGGATACCATGCTCTGATTTCACCAACACGAAGAGTATAAATGTCAACGTACTCATTTGTGGCCGGATTAAGAGTGGTATCAACAGGAACAATAGCTGCAACACCCTTGTCAAAAAGAGTCATCACAACGTCCTGCCTAAATGCACGGGGGCCTTGATCGGCGTTTGGTTGCAAAGTTAAACAAAGATTTAGATTACTTTTCATGTCTTCCAAATAACGCCCCAATGGATCAAGTTTGATGTGCCTTAATTGAATAGCGGCTACATCTACGCTAATCCGATTGTAAATGGATGTGACTATCGATTTCTCATTAAAATATCCCATTCGTGAACGTGAAGGGGGTGTTGGACTATATGTAACTCCAGCAGTAGGATTCAACCCATATTCCACTTCAACGGTATTGGGTTGTTTAAAAGAGTTCCATGCGTTTCTAAGCCGGTCAATAACAGGCAACGTTCATCACCCCCTTCCTCACTGCATCATGTCTTCGAGTAAATTCAGAACACGAGCTGCGCCTCTACGTTGCTGGGCCGCCCTACTAACTTTGTCTACAGTAGTTTTCATAATTCGACGGCCTTTTTGGCTATTTACAAAAGCTAACCCACCTGCAGCTAGAGCAACGAACGCTGCTTGAGTGCCCCATTCACCGGTGACTCTCCTGGCAATCGCACCAACTCGTTTCTTATTCCGAGTACTACGGTCAATACTGGTTCGTTCTTTTCTTGCGCCTTGTGCGTGCTA